ATTAGTATAAACCATTAACACCTAATAGATATGTAACAGAAAAAATCAGTATGAAGAAGTACGATATAGAGACCTATGGTCGCTACGCAATAGACCTTAAGGCATCAAAGCCTAAAGAGATGGAACTGCTAGAATATAGCAGAGATGAATTAATAATAAAATTCTTACCACTAGTAGAGAACTTAGCAAGGAAGTTTCCAAGTTCAGAGATAGCAATTGGAGTTCTAAATATATGCGACTTAATACAGATTGGTTCTGAAGCATTAGTTCTATCAGTTGATAAGCTAGACTACGAACACCTTAAACTATCTAGGGACGTTGAGAAGACACTAAAGTCTTTCTTTTCTAAGAGGATAAAGGGTGCAATTAGGAGGCGTATCGACATCAACAGAGGAAGTATGAGGATACCAGAATACAAAAGGAATTTGATGAGGAAGGAGTCGGGCGACAAGCAGAACGTAGAGATGTTCTTTCGTTCTATCTTTCTAACGATAGATGAGGAGTACAAAGAGAACCCTAACTATACTGCAAACATCAACCATCTGCAAGATAAGTCTGAACCCTACAACATAAACATACTTAACGCATACCTAAAGGGTGTTATGAAAAAGCATTTAAGTGGGATAGAGTACGAGGTACTTAGGCTATCATACGGGCTTGACTGCAATAAGCATACGGGTCTTGAGATAGCAAACCAGTTAGGTATCAAGGGAATAAACAACTTCGTAAGGGTATCTGAGATTAAAAAGAAGGCGGTAAATAAACTAATTGAAAATGTTGAGTACAATCAATTTATAAATATACTTTAATATGGAATATTGTAGCGACTTTAATTACGACCTCAAGGTAGGTCAAGCAAAAGAAAAACAATTAGCAGATATATTTAACTCTAAAAAAATAGAAGTTAAGTATGACCTAATGGCATTAAAAACTAGAAACGTATACGTTGAGTACCACTCAAGGGGCAAGCCTAGTGGAATATCTAAAAGTAGTGCCGACTATTATTGCTTTTGCTTTGGAGAAACATTTTGTCTAATAGAAATATCAGAACTAAAGGAGAAGTGCAGAAAATATTTAAACACTAATAGAGATAAGCTTGGAGGAGATAACAACACTAGCAAGGGGATATTACTACCAATAGAAGAATTATTTTAAATATGGATAACAAAGAAAGCAGAAGAATGGAAATATATAAGGAAGCTATACTTTTAGAAGCAAAAAAGAAGCTAAACATTAGGGACTTTATGGAGCTACAAAGACTATTCAACAAGTTAAAAACAATTAATAGAATTGGTGATTAAAAAATAATTACTATATTTGCAAACGAAAACAATTAAACAATTCATTATGAAAACTCTAAATGAGAAACTTGCGACAATACAAACGCAATTTAAGTCAAAGAAATCAAGGTATAACAGCTTTGGAAAGTATAATTTCCGTAGTGCTGAGGACATCCTTGAGGCAACAAAACCATTCCTATTAGACTTAGGAGTGTCGGTAACAGTAAACGAAGAACTCGTATGTACAGAGCCGTTCCCAATTCTAAAGTCAATAGCCACAATATCTGATGGCAAAGACTCCATAGAAGCAGTAGCAATCGTAGGTATAGACCTAGACCAAAAAGGTATGCAAATGCCACAGAAGTTTGGTAGTGCATCATCTTACGGTAAGAAGTATTCTTTAGGTAACCTATTCCTAATAGACGACACCGCTGATAGTGACGCTAGTAATAGTCACGACAAGTCATCTACAAAGCCCGACAAGAAGGCTATCAATTCTATAAAAGATGAGGCTTATAAGAAGGCTGCTGAGTACATCAAGAGTGGTGGCAAGTTAGAAGCTATCAAGCAGAAGTACGACCTATCATCAAGTGTTGAGAAATCTTTAAAATCTTTGTAATATGGATACTAAAGAACAGATAATAGAGAAGTTGCAAGACGATACAATGTACTACGGAGAGTATGGACAGCAGTTTTTAAGTAACTCGAACATTGGTACACTACTGACCAATCCATTAGCATTAAAAGAAAAAACTAATACTACATCAGCAATGATATTTGGAAGTTACTTTCACACTGCAATTCTTGAGAAAGATAAGCTACACAAGTTTAAAATAATTGACGCTAACACAAGAACGACTAAAGTATACAAAGAACTTAGTGGTGGAGAAATGTGTATGCTACAGCACGAGGTAGATATGGCTGACGCTATGGTGGATAAGCTACTAGACAACAATGTATTTTCATCTATGATTAATATAGGTGAGGTTAAACACGAAGTCCCAGGAGTTAAAGAGATTATGGGTAATATGTGGAAGGGTAAGGCTGACATAATCAACCACGATGACAAACTTGTAGTTGACATCAAGACATCCTCAGACATCAACTCATTTCACTACTCAGCTAGTAAGTATAACTACGATTCTCAAGCTTACCTATACCGTGAGATATTTGGATATGATATGGTATTCTTAGTAATTGACAAGAACACACATCAGATGGGTCTATTTGACTGCTCAGAGAACTTCTATGAGAGAGGTAGAGAGAAGGTCGTTAAGGCTACTGAGATGTACGATTTATTCTACAAGGACGAATCATTTGACGCAAAACAATTTTTTATAAACCGTACGCTATAGTACACAAAACAATTATTATTATGAGTGATTTAACAATGACTGGCAAAATCTTAAAAATATTAGAAGTAGAAAAAGGTACTTCTAAATCTGGTAAAGATTGGCAGAAAATTAACTTCGTACTATCAACTGGAAATGAATACAATCCAGAGGTAGCTTTCCAAATCTTTGGAGAGGAAAAAGTAGCAAACTTTATTAAGTACAATAAGGTTGGGCAAGTTGTAGATGTTAGCTTCAATATATCTAGCCGTGAATATAATGGAAAGTATTTTCACAATCTAGATGCTTGGAAGGTATTTAAGTCAGACGCAGCAGAACCAAATCAATCTCCACTAAAAGAAGTTGAATTAGAAAAAGCTTCAGCAGAAGACGATTTACCATTTTAAATTAGTACTTTTACATTGTAGTTGCAGTCGAAACAAATAGGCAACTTAAGGAAACTATACAAGCCCTTGCGATGAAATCAGCTTCGACTCTGATGGATTTGCAGGGGTTTTTTATTAAACAACAACGAAATGAGTAAGAGATTAGGCTACACATTCTATCCAAAAGATTGGAGAAGTGATGACAAAGTTATAATGCTTAACGCAGAAGAAAGAGATATGTTTCGCTTCTTTATTGACGAGTGTCATATAAAAAGTTCAGCAAAACTTGAGTGGAACTTAGGATATCTTCGCAGAATCTTGGGGCATAACAAGCAAAAAGTTGAAAGAATCTTTAAAGTTTTATGCAGTTTTGAGTTAGTTTCACGAGAGGGTGATTATGTGATTGTTCCTAGTGTTATCAATAGGTTAGGGTTTATTGAAGAGCAATCTGAGAGGGGTAAATTAAGTCGTATAGCATCGAGTGAAAATGTAACCAAAGAGAAAGAGAAAGAGAAAGATAAAGAGAAAGAGAAAGGGGAATCAGAAGACCCAAAGGTTAAATTCTTGAAGTGGTTTAATGAATCAAGAACTAAACACTTAAAAATACCATCTAACTTTAATACCCTTACCAACCAAGACAGAATGAATCTAAGTGACTTGAGAAAGGATTATAGCAGGGAAGACTTCAACAAGGCTATAAAATCTTTTTGTGAGGACAAGTGGTGGGTAGGTAAGAAGAACATAACACCTAAACACTTCTTAGACCAAGACAATTTCGCTAAGTTCTTAAATGCTTACGAACCTACAAAGACAATCGGACAAAAACTAATGGGATAATTATGATACTAGAAAGAGGATTTGCAGACAAATATTTAGATGATGTAATTAACGGAAGGATAAAGCTAGGCTTGGGCTTAGGATTACCAAAATTTGATGACCACTACCGATTCAAGCAAGGAGAGTTCACAATCATTAACGGCTTAGATAACGTAGGTAAAACAGATTGGCTACTATGGTATTTCTGTGCATTAAGCGTAATACAAGGGCTTAAGTTTTGTGTTTGGAGTGGAGAGAATAAAGCAGGGCAGTTGGTTAAGAGATTAATACAATGGAAGATTGGTAAGTACATACACAAAGCTGATGAGTTAGATATCTACAACGCTAAGGCTTGGGTTGAGGAGCATTTTAAGTTCATTGATAACACGGGGTTCTACAAGTCAGAAGAACTATTTGCAATGTTTGAAAGCTTAGATGTAAATGCAGTTCTTATTGACCCATACACGGGTATGAATAGAGACTATACTCACGCTGCTAACTACGACTTCTTAAACGAAAGCAGAAAGTTTGTTAACCAAACTAAAAAGAGTTTGTTTGTAAACACTCACCCTAACACAGAGGCAGCGAGAAGAATCTACGGATTAGAACACGAATACTGTGGCTATCCTATGCCACCAAGTCGTTCACAAAGTGAAGGCGGTCAACCATTCGCTAACAGACCCGACAACTTTATAACCATTCACAGACTAATTGGACACCCACTAATGAAGTTTAACACTCAAGTGTACATCAGAAAGGTGAAGGATACGGAAACTGGTGGAGAGCCTAACGCAATTGATGACCCAATTATTTTTGAGTACAACAAAGGGCTTGGGTTTGTGAGTGATGGAATAAATATAGTGAATAAGGTCATAAGACCCGACCTACAATTCCAACCACTGATACCAAATAATGATTTTGATAGTAACCAAGACCCATTTTAATTATGTTAACAGACGAACAAATAGCTAAGGCAATAGACAGAAGGGAAGCATTCTTTTTTACAGACAAGGAGATAGAGAAGCTATGGTATCACGCAAGTTTAAAGAAGAACATTGAACTAATGACCTTGAATATGACACAGCATACCTTAATCTTAGATGCTATGTATTTAAAAGCAGTTAAGGTTGATGTTTACAAGGCGAATAAGATACTAGAAATAAAGAATTACCTTACAAAATCTATTCACGTTCAAAGGATTAACAACTTACAAGCAGATTTAATAGACGAAAGTAACTTAAAAATGTTTGAGAAGGACTTTAGGATAAGGGAGTTAGAGGAAGAATTAACTAATTTAAAACGTAATATAAAATGAAAATTAAAATACATAGGGTTTGCATCAACTCGGTTGTAGGGTGCAACTACGCAATTGATAATTTTAAACGAGGTTTTCGTTACGAGATTATCACGATGGGAGTTAAGGAAGGAAAAGAAAGTTGGGTGTTTAAGGAGATGTCTTCAGAGCAGAAAGAGTTCTTTGTTGAAAAAGATTACGCAGATTTATTAATTAATAACGGAAACATTAAAAATTTATAATTATATTTGTTTCAATCCCCCAAATAAAACCATTTAAAAAATGAGAGACTGGAAAGACCAACTAGACTTAGACAAGGTAGAGCTGAAGCCTCCCTTTGTAGAAGAAGACTTTAGTAACATTCCTAAGTACTACCTATCTAATGGCATTGAAGCATCTAAGGTAGTCGCAGCATTCCAAGGTGACAACTACAACATAGGTACTGCACTAACTTACTTAATGAGGGCTGGTAAAAAGGTTTACGTTAACAAGTCTCCTAGAGATAGTAAGGTGGCTGACATTAAAAAAGCAATTAACCACTTGAATTTTGAACTTGATAGAATAAATAAATAAATTATGAAAAGTGTAAGAAAGTATTTGAGTTCAGAAGAAGCCATTATTTTGGGATTAGACCCTAGACCAAACGAAAAATTTAGAACTAAAGCAAGGTATCGCATACCAGAAGAGGACTGGAATAACATTCAAAGAAGTAGAGAAAAAGATAACGTAAGAAAATTTGTGGAAACACAAAAGAAATACGATAAGGATGGTCAGTTAGTTTCTACAGTTGAAAAGTTACAAGCTGAACCTATAGATATTCCAGAAGACTTTGAAGTAATAAAAGTATCCACGAGTAAAACTACTGGACAACAATGGGTGCAGTACGCTAAGAAGAAAGTAAACTTAGAGGATAAGATAGAAGAGCTTAGAGATAGACTTATAGAAGACCTTAAAGCTTACTCTCCTGCCTACCCAATAATCAAAAGGAATAAGTCTGAAGATAGTTACTGCTTGGTTTTAGACCCCGCAGATATTCACATAGGAAAGTTAGCTACCTCGTTTGAAACTGGCGTAGACTACAATAGTCAGATAGCTGTTAAGAGGGTCAAAGAAGGGGTGCAAGGCATCCTAGACAAAGCAAGCGGATTTGATATAGATAAGATTATTTTTATTGGAGGTAATGACATTCTGCATACAGATACTCCACAAAGAAAGACTACTAGCGGGACTCCTCAAGATACCGAAGGGATGTGGTACAATAACTTTCTTACCGCTAAACAGCTTTACGTTGATGTTTTAGAGATGCTTATCACTGTAGCTGATGTAGAGTTTGTTTTTAACCCATCTAACCACGACTACATGACTGGCTTTATGTTGGCTGACGTTATAAAGACTCACTTCAGACTATCCAAGAATATTAGTTTTGATTGCTCTATAGCACACAGAAAGTATTCAACTTATGGAAGCTCTTTAATTGGAACAACTCACGGAGATGGAGCTAAGCAAGTGGACTTAGGTCAGCTTATGAGTATTGAAGCAAAGGAACATTGGGCAGCTTCAGAGCATAGATACTTCTACACGCACCACGTTCACCATAAGACCGCAAAGGATTACATCAACGTAACTGTTGAGAGTTTGCGTAGCCCTAGTCCTGCTGACTCTTGGCATCATAGAAACGGATATGTAAACAAAGCGGCAGTTGAGGGATTCATACATTCCAAAACTCAAGGTCAAGTAGCTAGGCTTACTCACTTTTTTTAACGGACAAGTGTACGAAAAGTAGCCCATACACAGACGTTCGGAATTATCACAAAACTTAATTAGGCTATTTCTTATACTGCGTGTTATGCATAGTACGGTTTATTTAGCACGAACTTTAATACGAAGCACTAAAAAAAAATTTAAAAAATGAGCGTTGGACAAAATATTTTTGAAAAAAATAAAATTTATTTAGCAAGTTGTTTAGATAAGTTAAAATTATTAAACGACAATTCAGTTGATTTAGTTATCGCTGACCCACCATATTTTAAAGTGCTTAATGAAAAATGGGATTATGAATGGAAAACTGAACAACAGTATTTAGATTGGTGTTTGGAATGGATGAATGAAATATCAAGAGTGTTGAGATATGGCGGTACATTTTATTTATTTGGTTATTTTAGAACACTTGCATTATTAGTTCCACATATTGATAAACTTGGGTTAGATTTAAGACAACAAATCTTAGTTGATAAAGGTATGAGGGCTGTTAGTGGTAGAGCAACTAAAAACTATAAAATGTTCCCAAATACAACTGAAAGCATTTTGTTTATGACAAAGGAAAATAGAACTTTTATAAAACCTTTTCTAAAAGGCCAACAAGCAAAACAAGATTTATCATCAAAAGAAATAAATGAGGCATTAGGAGCTAAAAGTAATGGTGGTGGGATGTGGAGTATTTACACAGGAAAAAATATTTGTGAGCAATTTCCAACAAAAGATTCATGGAACAAACTACAAAGTATATTAAAGTTTGATATTGAATATGAAAGTGTTGCTCAAACATTTAATCCACAAATGGGTTTGACAGATATTTGGAGAGATATTGATTTTTATAAAGAAAAACGAATACATCCAACGCAAAAACCTTTACCATTGATTGAAAGATTAGTTTTAGCAAGTAGTAATGAAAATGATTTAATATTAGACCCATTTGCAGGTAGTTGTTCGACTGCTATTGCTTGTATCAAAACTAAAAGAGATTGGATAATGATTGAAAAAGAAGAACAGTATTATAATTTGTCTTTAAAAAGGGTGGAAGATTTTTTAAATTCTTTTTCTCACGAAACTTCAAACGAAGATGAAAAGTAGTATTGTGCATAACATGCAAATAAGGTGCGTTTCAATGCACTTTATTCGCTGTTATTATTAAATTTACAAAAAAAATGAAACAAGAAAAAGAAAATATAATAGAAGTCAAGCATAAATATTCGTCTAATGGGATAATAGAATCTACTGACTATATAGTTAATGGTGAGTTAGTTGAAGGATTTTACAGTTTAGATAGCTTAAGGTCTACCTTAGAAAATATATTTAAGTTTAAAAATATAGTTGTAAAAAAATACGGAAAGTTAAGTATATAAAAGGAAAAGTAAGTAACTATATTAAACCCCCCATAAGTACAAATGAAGAAAAGATTTAAAAGAAAGAAAGGCCCTGTACAGGCAAATAAGGTTGAGTATAATGGTGTAAAGTTTGCATCGGGACTTGAGAAGTATATGTACATAGCACTTAAAGATGCTGGAATAGAGTTTGAGTACGAGTTCAGAACCTTCCAACTCCTGCCAACATTTGAGTTCAACCAAGTGGCTTATGAAAGACAAGCTAATGGAAAGGGTGAGTACAAAGACAGAGGCAACAAAAAGATGCTTGGTATAAAGTACACGCCAGACTTTGAGGGTTCTGACTTCATTATAGAGACTAAGGGTAGAGCTAATGATTCATTCCCTCTTAGGTATAAGTTATTCAAAGCACTACTAGCTGCAACAGAGCCAAGTATTTCGCTTTATAAACCACAAAATCAAGCCGAGTGTAATGAGACGGTTAAATTAATTTTAGAGAAACAAAAAAAATGATTCAAGAAAATACAACTAACACAAGGATTAATAAGAGTATATCTAGAAAGAGGTATGCTGAGAGGCAGTTTGGCAAGTGGGTTAAGTGGAGCATAGCACAAAAAGGGTGTGTTCTTTTTAAAGAAGTTATTGAAAAGCAAATAGAATATAAAATAATAACATTATGAAGGTTGCATTTAAAAGTAATGACCCAACTGAAATAAAAAGATTGGCTAAATCAGCAGATATGGCTGCTTGCTTATGGGAGATAGTCCATAATGGTTGGCGAGAATTTAAGCATACTGATTATGACTATCAAAAGGCTTGGGATAAGATAAGAGAGATTATTTATGAACACAATATAGATGTAGACGATTTGATTGAGTAATGCCACATAACGATTTTTTATACCGTGTTATACCACGTTTAATTTAAAATATAATAATATGGATAGAAATATAAGTGAATCACCTGAAAGATGGGTGATAGTTAAATTGCCAAATAACTACTATAAAGTTTTTGGAACTTGGACTGGTGGTTATTTAGATGGTGATAGATGGAAATTAAATTCTGGAATTAGTAAAGTAGAACAAGACGAAAACTTTTATTATTTTATTGGTTTTAGTGGTAGTTGTTATAAGTGTCACAAAAAAGGATATGGAACTGCTACATCTTGGGGCTTAAGTGTTTTAAATAAAATAATAGAACAAGGAAACGGACAGATTGAATTAATGGAGAATGTTGAAGATTGGGAAAATGTGGTATAACACCGTACAAATTTAAAACTATGATTGAAAATAATATTGTAATTGTGATTGACACAAGTAACTATAAAGCAAGTTTTAGTGAAGACGTACCTTTTAAAGCAAAAGTTATAGATAAGTACGACATTAATACTCTGGTAAAAAGCCAAACAACAGGTAAGGAATATGAGCTATATGACCATCAAATGATTGAAGGACTTGAAATTGAGCAGATAAAAAACCTGCTTGATATGAGTAAGTATGGCTTATAACGCTGAGTATAACACATCGTTTTAATGTGTGTTATACATTGTTAGCAGTAGTTTTTAACTATAATAAATTATGAGTAATAAAATAAATTTAGATAAATTTTACACACCTGCTGATGTAGTGGATAAGTGTATTTATGAATTTTGGGAAACATTTAAAGAGGTTACAGAGTTAATTGAACCGAGTGCAGGAAACGGTGCGTTTAGTTTAAAATTAGATGATTGTATAGCTTATGATATTGAACCTGAACACGAGAGTATAATTAAGCAAGATTTTTTACAATTAGATTTACCATATAAATATGGTAGGGCTATAATTGGAAATCCTCCATTTGGAAATAGAAATAATTTAGCGTTAAAGTTTTTTAAACACTCAATTAAAATGTGTGATATGATTGGTTTTATATTACCAATAAGCCAATTAAATAACGTAGATAGTCTTTATGAATTTGATTTAGTTAAAAGTATTGATTTAGGTAAAATGGAATATAGCGGTATTGATGTGCATTGTTGCTTTAACTTATACCATAGACCTAAAAGTGGGAAATTAAATAAAAAACCTAATTTAAAAAGCGACTTGTTTAGTTTACACAGAACCAACAGAGATAACTTTGAAAACACAAAAGCTGATTTTATGTTTTGTAAAAGAGGTAGCGTAGGAAAAGAAATATTTGAAGATGGTAAGAGATATGGGGATGAATATAAGGTTGTTGTTTTTGATAAATCTAATTTAGAATATGTTAAAAATACTATTTTAAACCACGATTGGAAAAACTTTAAGAAGCACCAAAGTAGCCCAAACATAAGCAAGAATGATATTTACAGGCTGTTCCTGTAATTAATGCTAACACGCAAATAAGGCGAGTTTCAATTCGCTTTATTTACTGTTATTATTATTTTAATTATTAAATTTACAAAAATTATGAAAGAAGAAAGAAAAGTTTGGTCACTAGCAATAGGTTTGTACCCTGGAATACTTTTAGGGTTTAGAACCTATGACCAAGGAGACCACAATGTGCACGTATTATACTTCCCATTCGTGGAGTTTGAGTTAACAATTTATAAATAAAAACAAATGAAAGGACAAAAAGCAAGTAGGGTAGACCTAGTAGAAAAAAAGATTAAAGCACTAATAAATGTTATGCAAAAGATGATGGATGACATTGCTCAACTGAAAGAACTTTCCAATGGTACGTTAGAAACAGTCAAGCTGATGCCTGACTTTCAGGAAGCGTTAGATAAGTTAAAAGAAAATTTAAAGAAGGAAGAGGAGGCTAAGGATGATGGTAGCAATTAAAATACTGATAGCTCTTTCTTTTGTTTCAATTATTGCAACAGCAGGGTTGCTCTTTACGTTTTTTATGATTATGAAGGACATAAAAGGAAACAAAGATAATCTAATTTCAGAACAACTAAAAGAGATACTAAATAGGTTGTAGATGGTGTTGTTATACATTACATTTATTCTACTAATAGGATATAACAAAGCAAAACATAAACTAAAACAATAAAAACAATGGAGATATCAAATAAAATTTTAAGCGAGATAACGGTGTATATGAAGTACGCCAAGTACATACCAGAACTAAACAGAAGAGAGAGTTGGGAGGAACTTGTAACTCGTAACAAACTAATGCACATTAAAAAATACCCCCAACTGAATGAAGAAATTGAAGAAGTTTATAAATTTGTTTACGACAAAAAGGTTTTACCATCAATGCGGTCTTTGCAGTTTGGTGGAAAGTCTATTTCTATCTCACCCAATCGTGTTTACAATTGTGCTTATTTGCCTATTGATTCTATTGATGCTTTTAACGAAACTATGTTTCTTTTACTTGGTGGGACAGGTGTTGGATATTCTGTTCAGAAACATCACATAGACAGTTTACCTGCGGTTAACCACCCATACAAGAAAAGAGTTAAAAGGTTTTTAATTGGAGATAGTATTGAAGGATGGGCTGATGCTATAAAGGTTCTTATGAAGTCTTATATGGGAGAGAACAGAAGCTCTAAGATTGATTTTGATTACTCAGACATTAGACCAAAGGGGGCACAACTCGTTACCTCTGGAGGCAAAGCTCCAGGACCTCAGCCACTTAAGGAGTGTATTATGAAGGTAAAGGGATTGTTAGATGCCAAAGATGATGGCGACAAGCTTACTACACTTGAAGCACACGACATTATTTGCTACATTGCTGATGCTGTATTGGCTGGTGGTATTAGACGTGCTGCACTTATAAGTCTATTCTCTGCTGATGATAACGATATGATTTCTTGTAAGTCTGGTCCTTGGTGGGAGAAAAATCCACAAAGAGGTAGAGCAAATAACTCTGCTGTACTTATGAGACATAAGATTAGTAAGGAGTTCTTTATGGGCTTGTGGAAGAGAGTTGAGTTATCTGGAGCAGGTGAGCCAGGGATATACTTTAATAACGATAAGGATTGGGGAACTAACCCTTGCTGTGAGATTGCACTAAGACCATTTCAGTTCTGTAACCTATGTGAAGTTAACGCAAGTGACTTAGAGTCTCAAGAAGATTATGAAGCTAGGGTAAAGGCTGCTGCGTTCATCGGAACAATGCAAGCTGGTTACACAAACTTTCACTACCTTAGAGATGTATGGAGAGAAACTACAGAGAAGGATGCATTGATTGGTGTATCTATGACAGGTATAGGCTCAGGTGCTGTAACTAAATTAGATATGACTAAGGCTGCTGAGGTTGTTAAAAAAGAGAATGCAAGAGTTGCTAAGTTAATTGGTATTAATTCTGCCGCTAGATGTACGACTGTTAAGCCCGCTGGAACAACATCACTAGCTTTAGGTACATCGTCAGGGATTCACGCTTGGCACAATGACTACTACATTAGAAGGATTCGTGTTGGAAAGAATGAGTCTATGTATAACTACCTAATTAACAACCACCCAGAGCTTGTTAAGGATGAGTACTTCAGACCTCACGACACTGCTGTTATTGAGATACCACAAATGTCACCAAAGGGCTCTATACTTAGGACTGAGTCTCCATTTGACTTACTTGAGAGAATTAAGAAGGTTGCTATGGAGTGGGTTGTCCCTGGACACAGAAGAGGCTCTAACACGCACAATGTTTCTGCTACGGTATCTTTGAAGGAAGATGAGTGGGATAAGGCAGGAGAATGGATGTGGGACAACAGAGAACACTATAATGGTCTATCTGTTTTACCATACGATGGAGGAAGTTACACTCAAGCCCCTTTTGAGGATATAGATGAGGCTAAGTATAACGAGATGATGAAGACCCTGAAAGATGTAGACCTATCTAATATCTTAGAGGTTGATGATAATACCAATCTGTCTGGAGAGATTGCTTGTGGGGCTGATGGTTGTGAAGTTAAATAATACAATATTAATTAGTATATTTGCATAGTATACTTGCATTGTGTATTTGTTTTTAATTATGCTATACGATTTGTTTTGTATTGCACATCGTAACTAAAAAACGCCAGTAATTAATTTTACTGGCGTTTTTGATTATAGGTAGCTTTAGGTATGGTACGCCTATTTCTTTTTGCTCCCTTTCTTTATCTTCCCCACATTCTTTGAGGAAGTTTTCTTTCTCTTAAAGCTTTCCTTTTCAGACTTCGTTAGTTCACTAGCCGTAGTCGGTGTATCTTTAGATATTCTTTTACTTGGTCTACAAGCAGGGTATCCCTTTCTCTTTTCACCCTCAGACCTTCCGCAAGGCTTTCCAGTCTTTATGTCAACCCACTTCTCTTTAAACCATCTGTTTAAGTTTCCTTCAGTCTTTGCCATTACTTTTTCTTTTTATAACCACCAAACTTACTTGGGCCTCCAGCCTTTGTACACTGAACTCCCCATCCTGACGCATACGCACTAGGCCACACTTTAAACTTACTCTTAGCTGCTCTTTTACACGCAGCGGATATAGCGTTAATACCGTTACCCTTAAATCTCTTAGAACTCATCTTAGGGCCTCCTCGTAGTGCCTTAAAGTCTGATGCCTCAATAACTCCATCATTGTCTACATCTAATTTCTTTTGATTATCAGTTAGTTTTTTCATAGTTACTCGTTTAAGCTTTTTTCTTTTGGTAATAAAGGTTTATTTTTAACAGAAGAAGACTGTTTTTCAGCTATTTTTTTCATATAGCTTGTTAGCGAACCAAATTCTGAAGGCAACAACCCAGCATTATAACCTATAGACATTGGTGTAGCAATTTTTAAAATATTTTTTACATCTTCTGGTAATTTCTTTTTTGTTCCATATTTGTTTGTGTATGTATCACTAAAAGCCATAGTCATTAATTCTTTAGTATCTATTACTTTAGATGCAGTTATTCCGTATGTACCCAAACTTTGAATATAGTCTTGCTCTTCATCATTAAATAATAAAAATCTTTCTTTTTCTTTAGTGTCAGACTGCAATAAGTTTAGACCATAATTAACTGCACCTATTATTGGAACTTCCGTCTTAGGGAATGGAGTAAGGAGGTCTTGAGTGATACTTGTTGCAACTCCTCTTGCTTGATTTTTTATTCGCTTTTCTTTCTCCTCCTCAGGTTCGTCATACCCCATAATTTTTGATGCAAGTTCAAACATTAACAATCCAATACCAAGACGTATTGAGTAAAATGCAGCCATTTCAGCACCAAGACCAGCTAGAGATATACTTGCTGCAACTTTGTCTTGACTACTCGAAGTTTTACTAGTTAATACTATAGCATCTGAATACATTCTCGCTTTTTGATTTAAACTAAAACTCATAAATGGTATAAGTACTTTTCTAGTTATCGCATATTCTGGATTTTTATTTGTTAGAAACTCTCCTTGCAAATCAGAGTCAGAAACATTCTGCTGTCTATCAACTTGCTGTTGTGCGTAGTTGGCAGCTTCTTTATTTAACTTATGAGTACTCCAGTCTATATTTTTTGTATCTATTTTTTGATTTTTTAGATATTTTTGATAATACGAAATCCAAGAAACTCTAGCAATAGCTACATCTGGATTTACAAGAAAAGTTTCTAACCAAAAATCACTAGCATTTTCCACAAATCTTCCTAATTTACCTAAAGTCGATTTTTTAGCTTCTTTTAAAGATTTATTTACACTTTCAATTGTCGATTGGGAAGATATCCCCCTATTTGCAATTGCATACCCAGATTTATCTATAAATTTGTTTATATCAGCGTTTCCTATTGCTTTCAAGTCTAAAATCCCTCCAGTGTTTACAAGAGTGTTTATTGCTACAGGAATAGTTTGTTTTGGAATTTGAGTAATACCTCCTAAAGCTCTTGCGACCCCTAACTTTCCAATAAAATTTACGGCTTCGTTTAGGTCTTTTGAGGTAATTCTGTCAACAATATCTTTACCTCTAACTCTTTTTATGTAAGACTTTATCCTAGATTCTAACAAGTCTCTATCCTCTTTCGACTCAATTAGCTTACTAAAGTATTTAGATTCAATAGCTCCCTTGACTTGCTGAATAGATTCAGCAGTCTCTACATCTATCATTGCAGCTTCAAATATGTTTGCCATATTTGTGTCAAAGTCCAAGTTAATATATTTATTTTTTGGGAGAGTTGTTGGTCTTGTTGATTTTTCTAATGTTCCAGATTTTTTTTGATACAAAGAATTTCCTACTGAAGATAAAGATGAGTCATCCCAATTAAACTCTTTATCTTGAACCAAATCAGTTGACCTAAAAGAGTCAGGTATGTAGTTAATGTCACTACCTAAAACATCATTGTAGATGTTTAGTGATACATCAGATAACTTATCATATATGCCATTATACTGTTCATTCCAAAATTTAACAGCTTCTAAATTTGTTTTATCTACAGCTTTATCTAAATCTTCTATAGAGTCAGAGTTTTTAAGGGTATTGTCAAATACAATTTGGTATTCTTCAGATATTATTTTTTCTTTGTCCGTGCCATTTTTTAGTTTATCTATAGTTTGTCTTATGAGTTCTTTTCTTCTTTTAAACTCCTTCAGTTGTTCTGACTCCTCACCTACGATAGTTCTCCTCATAAAACCGACTAACCCTCTTTCTGTTATATTATAAGAGTCGTTAAACTTTTTCCCATTTGGCTTTTTATTTTTAAAATTATTTACATAAGAGTCAACAGCTTTAGAAGCTATTTTTCTGGCCTTAGCTACACCATTTACAACCCCATCAAACCCAATAGCTTCAGAAACTTCTCTCCCAGCGGCTTGACCTTTAAATAACCTTTCAAACAAAATAGTCATTGAAGTAATTTGAAACCCTGATATTCTAGCAATATTTTTAGAACCAAACAACCTAAGAGCTTTAGAAGTTAATCCTTTACCTACTAGTTGCTTTGTATTTTTAGCTCCTCTATATATTGCCACAACTCTCCCCATACCACTAGTTGTCCCATTAATTATATAATTATTTAGTGCATCAACTGATTCGATTGCCTCTCTTACAGTTAAGTCAGAAAGGTTTATCTCCATAAACTCTTTTATTATTTTTTTATTTGGAGAACTTACAGTCTCCCCAGTAAAAGGGTCTACCCCATTAGATATTATGCTATTTATTAACACCTTGTAAGTGTTAAATGCTTTATCTATAGCTTTTCTAATTAATGTTTCTTTTTTATTGTCTACCTCTTCATCTGTGCTAAGAATTAACATCATCTCGTCATAAGAAAGGTCAGATGCACTAACCCCTAATATTGATTCAAACTCTTGTCTTTTTATTTCTAATATTTTTTCTCTTTGCTCTTTTAGTTTTGACTCTATGTATTTATTTGCCTTAGCTAAGTTTGGAGCCATTCTCCACTTGATGTCTGTACCAACAACTTTTGATGTTCTGATACCTTGTAAAACTGAATTAGCATTTTCTATGTACTCGTCTATGTTTTCAATAAACTTAGGGTCTATTGATTCAAACATTTTAGCCATTTCAATTAGCTTGGCATCTGTTTTTTTATTTTTTAAAGATTTTTTAATTTTACTTCTTAAACTCATTGATTGTACAAACTTGTCTGCGTAGTCTGCATTGTTGTATATTTTTTCAATATAGTCTATAAAAGATTCTATTGATTTACTATTGTATACGTTTACTGAGCTTATTTTATTTATTATAGTCCTTGCTTGGTTTGCGGTTATTTTGCCCCTCTTTTTAAAATCTTTAACCAAACTTGCTAACTGTTTACGTTTTTTATTTATGTTTGTATTTGCGTCTCTTGCAGCTTTTGCTTCTAATCTTAATTGAGTTTTTAATGCAGACATCTCATCGACAACAACTTTCTTTTTCTTAGGCTTTCCTAAAACCTTATTTACAGATGGGGATGCTGGTTGTTCTTCTGATAACATTTGGTCGTAAATAGACCTCATCTTATCGTTGAGTTCAATATCTATATCACTACCCTTTATGCCGTTATAAATGTCAGTCAACCACTCCTTAAACTTGTCAAATATCTTTTGTAGTTTGCTATTTGGTGCTTTGCCATCTGCTAAATATTTCTCAAACCCTCTTGCAAACTTTTCACTAAACTCAACTGTCCCAGACTTATGCCCACTCCATTCTTCAATAGACTTTCTTTCCGCATCAGTAAGGTAATGTTCGTAAACGTGAGATAATTCGTGTAGTGGCGTAGATACGTTAGGGTCTGTTAGGGCGTAGATGACGTAGTTCCCATCTGCTGCAAGCATAGCTCCTTGCGCATCTTGAAATAAAGGAACGGCAGAGTTAAGGTTCATCCGCATTTCAGGAGTGATTGGGATTGATAGTTGTTTTGCAGCTCCACCTTTAGATTCCCTACCTTTTATACTACCTCTAAATCTTCTTAATATTTTTTCAGCCCCATCCATTGTTGCTGATTTAGTCAACGCTGTATCAAAATCTGGATAAACTGAGTTTATTCTATTTATATCATTTTTGTTTAATGATTCAGATATTGGTTTTCCGTCATAAATAACTTCGTACACCTCATTGGTATCAATTAGACCCAAATCAATCAATTCTTTTGGTGTACTAATCTTTTTAATAGAAAAAAGAGACGGGTCTTTCATTGATTCATTAAAATTAACTACCTCAACTTTAGCTCCTTTGTCAAACCTTTGAGCTTCTTTCTTAGCTACTTTAGGTAGTATAGAGTTGTAGAAGGTCTTCATTCCTTCACCACCTACTTTTAGGTCTTGTCCTGTTAGTGTCTTAAAACCAAAGTTTAATTCCGAATCACCTTCTCCATTCACTATTTTTTGTGCAACTTCTTTTCCTACTGCACTTTCTAATTCTGACTCGCTAAGATTGTTTTTTGCTATTTGGTCAACACCATTTTTTTCAGCAATAATATTATATTTACCACCTTCTTTGGTGTACTTAATAGCATCTATCTGCTTACTCAAATTATACCTATCAGCACTTTGCTCTCCTGTTACCCAAGCAACTCTATCAAATCCTTCTTGTGCTGCCATTTGCATAACTCTACGCATTGCCATCCCCACCCATTGGTCTGTTTTTTTGTAGGGCATATTAGCAACAGGGATATTTTTTAAATTTAATGAGATATTATCGTATTCCGCTTTTAAATCAGGTCTTTCTTTAAAAAGCTTTTCTCTGTCTTCTCTACTTTTAAAATCGTAACCAATAGCTTTTACTTTAGATGTAAAATCTTTTGCTTTTTGTCTGGCATTTTCAACTTTAAACCCTTTCTTCTTTCCCTCTTGCGCCCAATCACTTTGCACTTCCTCAATAAACATTACACGCTCTCCGTTAGGTAGTGTTCTTTCGTTTATTCTTAGGTGAGAAAGGATGTTGGATTCATCCCAATGTGAGGATTTGTAGTTCTTTTTTGTTTTTACAGCGTAATTTTTTCCGTCTTTAGAGTTGTAAATTATACTATACCCTAATTTTTCATATTTATATTCTTCTTCAATAGAATTTAGTAATATTTCCTGTTGTTTATTAGGCAACGTCAATAACACCTCTCTGTAGTTTTCTCCGCCTTCTAAGGTGTATTGGGAGTATTTGGTATTGGCTTCGGTTGTAAATCCTTCATCAAGATTTTCATAACTGGTTTTTATAGCATCTATGGCCTCTTGCTTAGAGTTAAAATCTCCTAATGATTCTCCACTAAACTCACTTGTAACATTC